TAAGACGGTGGTGGTTGAGCGTGGGTATGGTGGCACTACTGCTGCTGCACATACCGCTAACACGGTTGTTCAGTTGAATCCTCGGTTTCCTAAAGCCCAAATGTTGGAGTCTTTGAATCAGGACATTGAGGATTTGGCTTCACCTTTGAACGGTTTGTTTCGTGTGGTGTCTACAGATGTGGATTACAACGGGTCTGATCGTCAGGTGAACTTGACTGGTGCTACGAATGTGATTGATTTGGTTGATGTCCGTTTGCGTTATTTGGCATCGGATTATCCTGTGTTGCGTGGGGTTCGTTTGCAACGCGATCTTCCTACATCAGATTTTGCTTCAGGTTATGCGCTTGTGTTTGATGAGCAGGTGATGGCTGGAACGTTGCGTGTGCGCCATAAAGCCCAGTTCAGTCGTGTGTCGGCTATTGGTGATTCTTTGCAGTCGGTTGCGAATGTTCCTACTTCGATGGAGGACATTTTGGAGATGGGTGTGATGTCTCGTATGTTGTCTTCGCGTGAAGTGAAACGAAACTTTATTGAATCGCAGGGTGATACTCGTCGTTCGGATGAGGTTCCTGCTGGGTCTATGGCTAATTCGTTTACGAACATTTTGCGTTTGCGTCGTGATCGTATTATTGCTGAGGCAGCAAAACTGGCGAGACAATATCCGCTAACTATTAGGGTGTAGCAGTGGCTACTCTCATAGATTTTACTACCGCGTATCGTGGTGGCCCAACGTTTTATTCGGGTACTGGTTCCACCCAGTTGGTTCCGTATGTTTTCCCTGTCGCGTTGAATGGTCGCGCATATCAGTTGGATGTGAAGTCTGGTGCGTTTAGCCGCCAGTTTGATGACCGTACTCGTTCGTCGGTTGACCAATCTACGGAACCTGGTGAGGCCGCTATTAACACGCAGGGTTTGTGGAGGCGTTCGCAGTCGTCTTGGCATTATGGTGCAGGGCAGTCGTATTCGGATACTGCTGATGCAGAGCAGTACAGGTTCCGTGCTTCTAAGGGTGTGAATGTTTGGACTCGTGGCAAATGTTCTTTGTTGCCTGACACTTCGGTTGCTTATTCAACATCAAACACCAACCTGTATATGGCTACAGCAAGTAACCGTATTTACGGTGCTGATGGGCAGAACGTAAAGCACACAACAGATTTTTCTACATTCACGACCGTTACCGGTACTGCTGCTTCTGCTATTTACAGCATGACTTCTGACGGTTACAACGTGTTTTATTCGTATGCGAACGGTGACATAGATCAAACCAATGCTGGTGTTTCGACATCTTCCGCATATATAACGGGCATTGAGGCTGGCTATTTGGCGTATGTTCGTGGCAGGTTGATGGTCGCTGGGCAGGGTACAGATAAGCGCAAGATTTGGAACATCACCACCACCCCAGGCTCATCAGCCAACAACCCAACAGCATTGTTTACTCATCCGAACAGCAACTTCAACTGGATTGGTTTCGCTGGTGGACAAAACAACATTTACTGTGCTGGGTACGCAGGCAACAAATCGTTGATCTATAAGACCGCTATCAAGGCGGATGGTACAGCGTTAGATATCCCTACGGTTGCTGGTGAACTGCCGTTGGGTGAGATCGTGCAAGCCATTGACGCATATCTAGGTTTCATTGTGATCGGTTTGCAGAACGGGTTGCGTTTCTGTTCTTCGGATAGTGACGGCAACCTTGTGATCGGGCCGTTGATTGAGACTGGTTCTGCGGTCACAGCGTTTACGTCTATCGGCAAGTTCGTATATTTTGCTTGGGCTAACTACGATTCCACTTCGACAGGTATCGGTCGTATGGATATCAGCACCCAGATCAGCACGAACCAGCCGGTGTATGCCTCAGATTTGATGGCTACTGCGCAGGGTGCGATTGTGGATATCCACGAGTTTGATGGGAAGCCTGTGTTTACTGTGTCGGGTGTTGGTGCTTTCCGTCAACATGCTACGGATGTGGTGCCGTCAGGGTATTTGGATGCGGGTGTTTTCCGTTGGGGTGTTCCTGATAGCAAGTTTATTCCGAAGTGGGATTTGCGTACTGAGCCTTTGCGTGGCACGGTTGCTGTGGCGGTGACTGCGGATAGTGGTAGTTATCGGGATGTTGGTACGCAGTCGGTGTTGAACTCGTTGGAGTCCACGTTTAACGGTTATGAGGATCGGGTGTTTGAGGCTGAGCCACGGTTGACTTTGACTCGTTCTGCGTCTGATGCGACGGTTGGCCCTGTGGTGACTCGCTGGTTGGCTAGGGCTTATGCTGCCCCGTTGCGTTCGCAATTGTTCTCTGTGCCTCTCTTGTTGCATCACCGTATGAATTTGCGCGGTAAAGAGTATTTCTTTGATGTGGATGATGAGTTGGCTCGTTTGCGGGATTTAGTGGAGAATCCTCGGGTGGTGGCGTATCAAGAAAACTTTGAGTCTTTTTCGGTGGTGGTTGAGGATGTCCGTTGGCAACCTTCGGATGCTGGGCGTTCCCATAATGAGTGGGATTGGGATGGCACCTGCACTGTAATTATGCGTAGTGTAAGATGATCGAGTATGCCCGCTTTTACTCGTAGACAATATGCTGGTGCGTCTGCTGCGACGACCATTACTTCAGGTATTAACACGTCTGATACGACGTGTACTTTGGCTGCTACTACTGGTTGGCCTGCTTCGGCGGGTGTTCCGTTTTATGTAGTTATTGATCCAGGTACTTCGTCTGAGGAGAAGGTTTCTGCAACTATTTCGGGTTCGACTCTTACTATTACTCGGGGTCAGGATGATACGACTGCAAGCGCTCACTCTGCGGGTGCGACGATTTATCCGGTGTTCACTGCGAATGATGCGGATGAGGCCAACGAGCTTGTAAGCAAGTTGACGACTAAGGGTGACTTGTTGGTTACTACTGGTTCGGCTTTGAATCGTTTGGGTGTTGGTGGTAACGGTTCTATTCTTAATGCTGATTCGACTGCTGCGAATGGTGTTGCTTGGTTGGCTGCTGGTACTGCTGGTTATGTTCTTACGTCTGCTGGTGCGGGTAATGCACTAACATGGGCTGAGGCGGCTTCGCCTTCAGATTCAGACCAAAATGTTCTAGCAATTCAAGTTTTTAGTTAAGGAGTAATCATGGCAACATTTACGAAAAAGAAACTGTCGGGTTCTACTGATGGTATGGCTATCAAGGTCACAGGTACGTCAACTGCTGCGACGGTGACTGTTCATACTGCTGTTGCTGGTACGACTGCTGGTGTGTTTGATGAGATTTGGTTGTATGCGAACAATACTTCTTCTTCTGCTGTGAAACTCACGTTGGAGTGGGGTACTGCTACGGCTGCTGATGGGAACATTGAGTTGACTATTGCGGCTGAGTCTGGTTTGGTTCTTGTTGTTCCTGGTTTGATTTTGCAGAACACGAAGGTTGTGAAGGCGTTTGCTGCTACTGCTGATGTGATTCTTCTTACTGGCTACGTTAACCAGATTTCGTAGGGTCGAAGCATGACGCTTCGTTGGGATACTCGTAGTCGGGTTGGTCAGTCTGTAAAGAATTGGATTAATCCGTCTGTTGATATTGAGTATCTAATCATCGCTGGCGGTGGTGGTGGTGGTTATTGGAATGGCGGAAAATCATCTGGTGGCGGTGGCGCAGGCGGGTACCGTAACTCTGTTATAGGTGAAACAACTGGTGGTGGTGGAAGTGCTGAAACTGTTTCGGCTATAAGTGTTGGTGCTGGTACTTACGCCGTTACGGTTGGTGCTGGTGGCGCATCCAATACCAGCGGTTCTGATTCTAGTTTTGTTTCTATTACTTCTACTGGTGGCGGTTTCGGTGGTCTTTCTTCAGCCCCGCAGGCTGGTGGCGCTGGTGGTTCCTCTGGTGGTGGCGGTGCTAATGCTTCGTCTGGTGCTGCTGCTGGAACAAGAACAGCATCTCCTGTGCAGGGGTATAGCGGTGGTACTGGTGTTACCAACTGGTCGGGTGGTGGCGGTGGTGCTGGTGCTGTTGGCACAACTGGCGGTGGTGGCAATGCTGGTGGTGGCGGAAACGGTTTAAGTAGCAGTATTACTGGTACATCTGTTACTCGTGGTGGTGGCGGTGGCGGTGGCGGTTCAACAAGCGAAAGCATTAACGGTCAATCTGGTGGAACTGGTGGTGGCGGTGCGGGTAAAGGCGCAAGTTCGCCAGGTAATGGTGTTGCTGGTACAGCAAATACTGGCGGTGGCGGTGCTGATACTGGAGCTGGTGCTGTAACAAGTGCGGCTTCAACTGGTGGATTTACAGGATTCAATCAAGGTTTATTAGGTACACCTGGTGGTGCTGGTGCTACAGGTACAGTTTTAAATCCTGGTCAGCCTCAAAGAGTTTACGTTTTAGAATCAGATATAACAAACTCACAAAGAAGAGTTGAGACCTTAGAAAGCAACTCTACTTTTGGCTAAAGAAACAAATATACAAAAATAAACATATAAAGTATGAGAGAACTACCTATCTATGACATAAAACTTACTGACGACTCACAAGGCGTTGGCTTTATAAGTTTAGTAGATGTACCCGCAATCGGCGTTGACTGGATTAAACTATCAAATGAATCACAACTGTCATTTAAGGCAGATAAAGAAAAGCAGCTTTTATACGGCCCCTTTCTTATTCCAAACAAACTAATCTACAGACACGACGAAAAGATGGGTGAATACTATGTAAGATTCAGTAAAGAAGAGATTGAGAAGATTGCTTCTAAGTTCAATGAAGACCTAAACAATAAGAATATAAACTTTCAACACAGCGACCAAAAGGTAGAAGCATTTGTTGCTTCAAACTGGATGATTGATGGTGAACAAGACAAGTCTCGCAATATGGGATTTGACTTACCTGAAGGCACTTGGTTCGGTGGTGTGAAAGTGAAAGACTTATCATTTTGGACTGACAAGGTAAAGACTGATGAAGTAAGAGGCTTTTCAGTTGAAATCTTAGCTGACTTAGAGTTAGCATTAAAAAATAAAGAACAAAAAATGGAAAACAAAATTAAACTTGGTACAGCCGTTCTTAAAGAAGGTGTTACCGTTTATTATGATGGTGATTTCGGTATGGGTACTGCTATATTTATGGACGAAGCTCTTACACAACCAGCACCAGATGCTGACCACGTTTTAGAAGATGGTACAATCGTAACTACTAAAGATGGTAAAGTTGTAGAGATTCAAGTAACAGCTGTAGAAGAAGAAGCTTCTAAAAAGAAAAAAGAAGAAGAGATGATTGAAGGTGAGCCTGCTACATCTATGACTATCACAGCAGAAGAAGTATCATCTATGATTGACGCAAGATTCTCTGAACTTATGGACGAGATTACAAGACTAAAAGAACTTGTAGGTCAAAAAGATGAGACTATGAGTGAGTTCAAAAAAGAAGTTGAAGAGAAGTTCTCAGCAACTGCTGCTACAAAATCAATCACAAAAGCTGAACCTAAGCAAGACGACAAGTTTGCTAAAGTAGAAGCTCGTATCAAAGAGTTCGCTAAGAACAGATAAAAACAAATAATCTAAATCCTACATATTAGGTATAGACTACAAAAAAATAAAAACTTAAAATGGCTTTAACAGATAACACAACATTTTACGGTAAGGACGCTGAAGGATTCTTCAAAAAAGTTCTTACTACAGGTTTAGCTAAGAACGAATTGACTTTGGTACCAAACGTAAAGTCTAAAATCAAATTGGCTTACTCTGACTTAGGTAACATTCTTCAAGCTGAAGATTGTTCATTCTCGTCAACTGGCGAAGGTTCTTTGAACCAAAAAACTATGGAAGTTTGCGACTTAAAGGTTAACCTTGAGTATTGCGCTACAACTTTCGAGGCTAACTACTTATCAGCTCAATTGAGAGCAGGTTCAAACAATGAAGAAGTAGTTCCTACATCTTACGCAGACTTCGTAGTAAACTACGTTGCTGAGAAAGTATCTTCAGATTTAGAAAAAGTTATGTTCCAAGGTAACACTGCTACTGCTTCTTACCCTTACTCTTTATGTGATGGTTTGATTAAACAACTTCAAGCTGACACTGATGTAGTTGACGTAAGTGCTACAGCATCTGCTATCATCTCTACAAACGTAGTTGGTGAGTTAAACAGATTGTTAAGCGCAGTTGCTGCTGAAGTTCGTTCTGCTGCTAACTTTAAAATCTTTGTTTCTCAAGAAATCGCTTTCGCTTACAAACAAGCACAAGCATCTACAACAGACTCTGCTGCAGGTAGAGCAGCAAACGATTATTTAAATTTAGGACCAACAGGTGGTCTTGCTTCTGGAACAATTGCTGGTGTTAATGCGCCAGTTCCTGGAGCAGGA